CGGGTACCTAATAAAGTATCCCCACATCAAGACACACGTTGAAGCGCTGGTCGGACAGGTTCGTTCCTGCTCACGACACGCAGGAGGCGTATTGATTGCCGACGACTTGAATGAGCACATGCCCATCATCAGCTCGGGCGGCGTACGACAGTCTCCGTGGGCAGAAGGACAGAACCTCCGCCACTTGGAGCCACTCGGGTTTATTAAGTTTGACTTGTTGGGCTTGTCGACACTTCGTATGATTGAGGGCGCAATCCGCCACATCTTGAAGCGACACCACGACAACCCGGAACCGACGTTCGACGATGTAAAGGCATTTTACGATGAACGACTTCATCCCGATAAAATTGACTTCGATGATCAAGCCGTATACAAGAACATTTTCCAGAAGGGAAATTTCGCCGGTATTTTTCAGTTTACTGAGCAGCGAGCACAGGAATTCTGCAGTAGTGTCAGACCAAAGTCGCTTATTGATATCTCAGCCGTCACTTCTATCTATCGCCCGGGACCCCTATCAGCCAACGTGCACGAGCAGTACATTCAAGCAAGGGCAAATCCACACGATATCGACTACATTAACGACCATGTAAAAGACATTACAAAGGAAACTTACGGGTTCCTCATTTTCCAAGAGCAGATCGCCCTGTTAGCTCACAAGCTCGGGAAGGACCTATCGCTAGACGAGGGCAACCTCCTGCGCAAAGTGCTCACGAAGAAGGGTACCGGTAAAGAAGCAAAAGTAAAGAACAAGCTCCGCACCAAGTTTATCACTGGGTGTATTGAAAAGGGTATTCGCAAACGCGAAGCAGAGGACATGTGGGAGAGGTTTGAATACTTCTCGGGCTACGGCTTCAACAAGTCGCATGCTGTCTCATACTCAGCGATCTCATTCCAATGCGCGTGGCTATACAACTACTACCCAGCAGAGTGGATGGCATCGTTCCTTGATAAGGAACCAGAGAAGCGCAAGGAGCGTGCAATCAATATCGCGAAGTCAAACGGCTTTGAGATTGTGGAGGCAGATGTAAACACTTCGTCGTTCGTTTGGGAAATCGACCCCGACAGCTCGAAGCGACTCCATCAGCCGTTGGCGGGAATCAAAGGACTGGGAGATGCAGCCATTCAGCAAATTGTGGACAATCGACCCTTTACGGATATCGAGGACTTTTTATTCAATGAAAACATAGTTTATTCGAAATTAAACAAAAAAGCACTTGATGTGCTGGTTCGTTCGGGAGCTATGAATAGCTTAATGGACGAGCGCTTTACAGGTCGCAAGCACTTCTGGTCCGCGACGGCCGTTGATCGAGTCTACAATAAGAAGAAATTTTTGGAGAATATTGAAGAATACAAGCACGAAGGAGATTTCTCAAACGAAGAAGAGATCGATAACCTGACCACCCTAACTGGTATCTTTCCGATGCACTTGGTCATGACCGATGCTGTCCGCACGAAGCTGGAGAACTACTTTATCCCGCCGGTTTCCGACTATGACCCGGACTTGGGCGTCGTGTGGTTTATCCCCCGCGAGATTATTAAGAAGAGGACAAAGAACGATAAGCTTTATTGGATTGTTTCTGTAATTGATTCAAATTCAGTGTTGACAAAGTTTAGATGTTGGGGTATAGTAGAAGGCAAGGATAAGATCTTCCTTAACCGCCCATATATGGGTAAGCTAGATTTTGACCCAACTTGGGGATTTTCCACAAGGTCTATTAGAAGAAATTTGAGATTGTTAGGATAATTATGATTACAGATATAGTAATAGGTCTCTCGTACGGAGACGAAGGTAAAGGAAAAGTAACTCACCATCTACTAAAGTCAGGAGAGTATACTCACTGTCTTCGGTTCAACGGAGGTTGCAATGCCGGACACACCATTTACCACAACGGAAAGAAGTTTGTAACTCACCATATTCCCGCCGGCGTATTCTTTGGCGTCAAGTCAATCATCGGCAGCGGCTGTGTGGTGAACCTCGAACAGTTCTTCAGCGAAATCGAAATGCTGGAAGAAGCTGGGATCCCCACGGAAGGGTTGATCTATGTTGCTGAGAACGCACATATCATCACCAACCAGCACTTGGGCGAAGATGGTGCCGATACAAACATCGGAACCACTAAGCAGGGTAACGGACCCGCATACCGCGATAAGTATAATCGCACCGGCATGCGCGCGCAATCCATCCCGGCACTCAAGGACTATCTTATTGATATGTACCAGGAATTACACGGTAGTATCATCGAGCCTGTCGTCCTCTGTGAGGGCGCTCAGGGCTTCGGACTGGACATTGACTGGGGAGACTACCCTTATGTCACATCAAGCCACTGTACGACCGCCGGCGCGCTCCTGAACGGAATCCCGCCCCACTCTGTCCGCAAGGTGTATGGAGTCACGAAGGCATACGACACTTATGTGGGCTCAAAGAATTTTCACGGCAAAGGGCGTGTCTTCGATCTACTGCAACAGGTCGGCGGTGAGTTCGGTGCCACAACGGGCCGCGCGCGCCAGTGCAACTGGCTCAATGTCCGAGAACTAAAGAAAGCAATTGATATTAACGGCGTGACCGATCTTATCATTAATAAGGTTGATATTTTGAGAGAGGTGGGAAAATGGAATCTCCGCGCCTGCGACAACGACTCAATCTTTATGCAATTGGGATCCGAAGAGGGCTGGAAAATGTATATTTCTAAATACCTCAAGTCGGAATCCCTAAATACAATTTTTTCAGAATCACCAGAGGAGATATAGAAATGATTTTACAATACCATATGTTGCGAGGAAGCAACTACCCGCCCCTGAGGGCAAACCCCAGCGATGCTGGGCTGGATTTGCGATGGGCACCTAGCGAAGAGTCCGAATCAGCCCTGATCATCACTCCCGGCGAAAGCATTCTAGTTCCTACCGGATGTATCTTTGGGATCCCCCACGGTTATATGATGGAGATCAAGAACAAGTCAGGAATAGCTCACAAACGACAACTGCTAGTGGGCGCATGCGTCGTCGATAGCGGATATGAGGGAGAGGTTTTTGTTAACCTCCATAATATTGGCACCGAGGCACAGATTTTATCACCCGGCGATAAGGTTGCGCAAGCAGTCGTCGTCCCGGTGGTTCACGCACGCTTCGTGGAGTCCGCAACACCAGATGTATATGGTTGGTATCCCATCACCATTTCGAACAGGGGCGCCGGCGCCCTAGGAAGCACGGGGAAGTAAAATGCCTGTTACTTTACCGAGACCTAAGGGACGAAATCTTTACTTGCCAGAACAAGTAGACCAAGAATCGATGAACAAGCTCACTAAAGCTATCCTTGAGATTAATGAAGACGACGAATACTTGGCTAAGCTCTATGGAATCCACGATATCCAATACACCCCCAAGCCTATTAAAATTTATATAGATTCTTATGGGGGAGCTGTTTACCAGTGCTTTGGGCTATTGGGAGTGATGGACAAAAGTATCACACCCATCCATACAATTGTCACTGGCGCAGCAATGTCATGTGGGTTTATGATTCTGATTAGTGGACATAAGCGCTTTGGCTATATCCACTCCACCCCTCTATACCACCAAGTATCCTCTGGGTTCCGTGGAAAGATTAAAGATCTGGAAGAGCACTTAGATGAGTCCAAGAGACTTCAAAAGAAGATCGAGGACCTTACCTTGGAGCGCACCAGCATTTCGAAGAAGAAGCTCGCCGACATATTAAAGAACAAAGTCGACTGGTATATGAGTGCCGAAGAGGCATTGAGTCTGGGAGTTATTGACGGCATCTTATGAAAAAGCTCCGTAAGACGACCCCGGGAAAACGTAAGCAAGAACGCCGAGACGCGACCGCAGCGCTGGAAGCTAAGACTGCAGCCTTTCTGGATCATTCCAAAGAGTGCTGCGTCTGTACCGCACGGTTTGAGAGAACAAAAGAGACAGTCTCCAGCTGGCACGTTTCAGTAATTGAAGGTCGGACTCGACTTGCATGCCCGGACTGTTGGGAACTAGTGAGACAAGCAGTGGAGAAAGAACAATGAGAGAAGCATTAACATACAACGACGTATTACTCGTCCCACAGTACTCTGATATTAGGAGCCGTACAGAGGTATCCCTACAGAGTAACCTGGGTCCTATTGAGTGCCAGATACCAATCATAGCCAGTCCAATGGATACCATAACCACGTCGCCTATGGCTGCAGCTATGGATTCTTGTGGAGGGCTAGGGATTGTACACAGGTACAATTCTATAGAGACTCAGTGCGACCATGTGGGGTGTATGTCGGCAGAGGCGAGGGTGGGAGCAGCGATCGGCACTTCCGGTGACTATTTAGAGAGAGCAACGGCGCTTGTTAATACAGGCGTTACCCTTTTGTGTGTGGATGTAGCTCACGGACATCATATTCTGATGAAAGAGGCGTTACGGAGTCTACGTGTTACCATCGGTGACTCGGTTCACATCATGGTGGGCAACGTTGCAACCTTGGAGGGTTACAATGATTTGGTCGATTGGGGAGCCGATAGTGTGCGTTGCAATATTGGTGGCGGTTCTATTTGTTCAACTAGGATTCAGACTGGCCATGGTCTACCGGGCCTTCAAACCATTATTGATTGCGCGCGCACAACTGCTCGGAAAGTTCCCATCATTGCTGACGGTGGAATCCGCAACTCGGGTGATATTGTCAAAGCTTTGGCAGCTGGGGCTGACTTTGTTATGCTTGGGTCTTTGCTTGCAGGTACTGATGAAACTCCTGGAGATATAATCAACACGCCGACTGGTAAAGTCAAGGCATATAGGGGAATGGCTAGCGCAGATGCTCAGATTGATTGGCGAGGAAAAACCTCGTCACTTGAGGGTATTGCCACGACTGTTCCCTGTAAGGGACCGGTCAACGATATTATAAGCGAACTGGTCCGAGGAGTCCGTAGTGGACTATCCTATAGTGGAGCAAGATCCATCACCGAACTTCAAGCCAAGGCTGAGTTTGTACGTCAGACCTCAAGCGGTCAGGCAGAAAGTGCGACTCACATACTAAGACGATGAGCGACTTTCACGATACACACTCTAGACTATCTTTCTTTGTGAATTCGAAGAGTCATGAGAACCTTAAGATTAGGTTATACTATGATGATATCAAAACACAAACAGAGTTTTTTAGAGTATGTGTCGAGTCGTATTTGAACCAAGATAAACTGTTTATGGAATTTCTTGACGACTATAAGATAAACAAGAAGGTTCAAGCAAAGCATAAAGTTAATAAATCTCGTAAACTGAGAGGAAAAGGTGAGCAAATGCTCAAGGACCTTGCGCTATCAGAAGACGAGATAGAGAATATATTTGATATACTAGAAGAGGATTTACCAGAATTATGAAACAATGCGCCATAGAATGCTTCGTCACGAAGAAGAACTGCCAGAACTCAGAATGCCGCCTATACATAGACTATGCCGAGGACTTTAATTGTACCTCCATAGCCATCCAGAAACACGGTCCCATGACCTTGGAAGAAATAGGGAGGAGACACAACATAAGCACTGTCCGAGCAAAACAACTTGTCGATGCTGCACTCCTCAAATTAAAAAAGCTATTTAAGAGAGAAAATACTATTTAAAAGTAGCGCATTACACGATGATGTCAGGAGATTGATCGATTATGTCAAATAAAACACTTTTAAGCGAAGCTCAGATTCGCCAGTTTATGAAGCTTGCCAAGCTTGAGCCACTAACCCCCGGGTTTGTGCACGGGCTTCGTGAGACTTACTCTCCCCTTGAGGAAGAAGATGTGGAAGCAGAAGAGCTTGGCGCCACCGAGAACGCACTCGGCGCCGAAGACGAATTCGCCGACGAAGAAGGTGATGAGCTTGATGCTATGGAGGAGCCCGAAGTTGAGGTTCCTGCCGTTGATACCGGTGAGAAAATGATCTCTGTATCTGATCTTCTTACCGCCCTTGAGGATGCACTTGAAGCCGTAAC